GCTGGGGGTCGCGGCGGGGGGCGTGGCCGTGGGAAGGGCCTCGAACTTGCCCTTGAGGGCCGTCACGTCGGCGGCCATTGTATCGAGCTTGCCGGTCAGAGCCTCGAACTGTGCCTTGTCCATGGGTTCCTCGTCTTCCTCGTTGGGGTTGAAATTGATGAGCTTCTCCATAAGGCGGGAGAACCAGCCGGGCACCTCCTCGTGCCGGGGGAGAGAAAAGGCCTCTCCGGGCAGGAAGATGCTCCCCGGCTGCGTGTGCCGCGCGGAGAACTTGAGTTCGTCAGTGCCCAGGGATGCCGGGGAATCTGTCACCCCCAGCCCCACGAGATAGGCCTTGCCCGTGCCCGCGAAGTTCTCGGCCAGCTCCATGCTGAAGAACAGATGTTGGCCGTAGCGGTTGTCCAACACGTAGTTGGCGTTGGGCTGGAGCCGCGCCAACAGCGTCACGACGCCGCCCGCTTCTTCCGTCGCCAGCTCCAGCACCTTGCCGAAGTTGGTCAGGCGCAAGTGGTCTGGCCAAATCAGGGCGGTGTACACCGACGGGTCATAGGTTTCGGCCATGTCCTTCAACCACTGCGGGTCGATTTCACGGCCGTCGATGGTCTTGCCGGAACGCGCGATACGCACAAAGTCTGTGGTGAGGTTTGCCATGCCCGTCTTGTAGGCACACCTCGCGGCCGCAGGTCAAAGACATGGCGTCCGATTTCGGGCACTTCGGACACGCGAGACGCGAGCCCGGGCAGCTCGCGTGCTATGGCGGCGGAATGGAGCACGACGACACACAGGGACACCGCGCGCGGCAGTATCCGGAAGAGATCAAGACGGCTGCCAGAGGCCTCTATCTTCGCCGGTACACTGTGGCGGAGATAGCCGACGCGCTAAACGTGCCCCGGCGCACCCTCTATCATTGGGCCGCCACCGACGGGTGGGATAACCTGATGACGCACGAGACGCCCGAACAGGCCATGGCCCGGCGGCTCGCGCTCTTGGCGGAGCGGGATCAGAAAACCCCGCAGGACATGAAGGAGGTGGAGCTGCTCATCGGCTCCATGGAGCGCCTGCAGGCCATGCGCGCGCGTGAGCTGTCTCGCCGGAGTACGCCGGACGGGGGCGACGAGGCCCGCGCAGACACGCACGGGGACAGGGAAAAGCGCACTCAAGATGCCGCCCGCAAGCGCGGCCCCAAGACAAAAAACGACGTGTCCCGGCTGACCCCCGCGATGTTTCAGGAAAAGTTCCACACCCGGTTCTACGGCTTCCAGCGGGCTTGGCGCGCGGCCATGGAGCAACGCAACCGGGCGATCCTCAAGAGCCGCCAGATCGGCGCAACGTGGTACTTCTCGCAGGAGGCTTTTGAGAACGCCGCCCTGACGGGCGACAATCAGATCTTCCTCTCGGCCACCCGCGCGCAGTCCAACGTGTTCCGGACCTACATCATGCAGCTCGTGGGCGAGGCCTTCGATATAACGCTCTCCGGAAACCCGCTCATCCTGCACACGGCGAACGGCCCGGCCGAGCTGCACTTCCTCTCGAACAACTCCAAGAGCGCGCAGTCTTACCACGGCCACGTCTACATCGACGAGTTCTTCTGGATCACCAAGTTCCGCGAGCTGTTCAAGGTGGCCACCGGCATGGCCGCGCACCGGAAGTGGCGGCGCACCCTGTTCTCAACGCCCTCGGCCATAACGCACGAGGCCAACGGGCTGTGGTCTGGCGCGGACTATCAGGCCCGCTTCTCCCGGCCAAAGCCGTGGCCGGACGCCGCGGCGCACCGGGCCGGAGTGCTGTGCCCGGACACCTGGTGGCGAAACATCGTCACCCTGGCCGACGCGGAAGCCGGGGGGTGCGACCTGTTCGACGCCGCCCAGCTCAAGCTCGAATACTCGCCGGAGGAATTCCGGCAGCTATTCGGCTGCGAGTTCGTCGACGACACGCTGGCCGTGTTCACCCTGGCGTTGCTCGAAGGCTGCATGGTCGACCCGACCGATTGGGAGGATGTCGCGCCGGGGGACACGCACCCGGTGGGCAGCCGCCCGGTGTGGGGTGGGTACGACCCCAGCCGGACGCGCGACGATGCCAGCTTCGCCGTGATCCTGCCGTCACTCAAGCCGGGCGACAAGGCCAGGGTCATCGAGCGGCACAAATGGGTGGGCAAGTCCTACCTGTGGCAGGCAGCTCGCATCAAGGAGCTGAACGACAAATACCGCTTCGCGCATCTCGGCATCGACACCACTGGGCCGGGCATCGGCGTGTATGAGCAGGTGCGGCAGTTCTGCCCGACGGCAACGCCCATCGTCTACTCCATCCAGACCAAGACCGCGCTGGTGCTCAAGGCGCTGGAGGTCATGGAGGAGGGGCGGCTGGAGTGGGACGCGGCAGAAACGGAAATCGGCCACGCCTTCATGACGATTCGGCAGGTGGTGACCGGCAACGGCCAGATCACCTACGCGGCCAACCGGACGGCCAGCACCGGCCACGCCGACGTGGCCTGGGCGATCATGCATGGCCTGGCGGCCGAGCCGCTTGCCCGCCAGACGGGCGTCGGCGGCTGCACTGTCGCCATAGGCGCATAACACCCTGGGAGGGGACATGGACAACACGGCCCTTTGCTTTTCCTTTGGCGACCCGGAACCGGCCCTGGCGGGGCAGATGCTGGACGGCCTTGGCGTGTGGCTTCTGGATAATGGGCAATACTACCAGTCGCCGGTGCCCTGGCGCGGCCTGGCCCGCCTGTTGCGCGCCAACGCCTACCACGGCCCCATCATCGAGTTCAAAACCAACATGGTCATGCGCGGCTTCGTTCCGTCCCCGGCGGTTTCGCGCCGGGCCATGCACGCCGCAGCCACCGACTACCACGTGTTCGCCAACGCCTACATGCAGACGATCCGGAACTTTTACGGCGAGGTGATCGGCTTGCGGCACCTCCCGGCTATCAATATGCGGCGTATGAAGGCAGACGGCCAGTACGGCATGCTGACCAATACCGGGCTGGTGTTGCCCTTCCGACACGGGGAAGTGCTTCACCTGCGGAACTATGACGTGAGCCAGGAGATATACGGAATGCCGTATTACCTTGGGGCGGTTCAGAGCATGTTGCTGAACGAGGACGCGACGCTGTTTCGCCGCCGCTACTACCGCAACGGCGCGCACGTGGGATACATCTTCTACTCCGCGTCATCCGGGCTTGATGAAGATTCGCGGAACAAGATCAAGGCGTCCATCGAGGGCTCCAAGGGGCTGGGGAACTTTCGCAACATGTTCTTACACATCCCAAATGGCCGCGAGAAGGACATCCAGATTTTGCCGGTTGGCGACTTCTCCACCAAAGACGAGTTGGAGCGGATCAAGAACATCTCTCGCGACGACATCATCGCGGCCCACCGCATTCCCCCGGCCATGGCAAGCATCATCCCCACCAATACGGCTGGCTTCGGTGACATCACCAAGACGGACGCCGTCTATGCGAGGAACGAGGTGCAGCCCGTGCGCGAGATTCTGCTGGAGGTGAACGACTGCCTGCGGCCTGGGCTTACGGTTTCGTGGCCGGTTATCGATGATGGGCAGACATCGGCTTGCTGACGAAAAGGCGGAAACAGACGCGGCCACTTGACAAAAGGCGGCATATCCTTTTGTGTTATTTCCGGAGGTCGGACACCATGCGAATCATCTGCGACCGCTGCGGCGGCAAGGCCCGCATCGAGACCACGAGGGAGATCACAACCTCCTTCCGCCACCTCTACTGCTCCTGCACCAATGCAGAGTGCGGGCACACCTTCGTCATGGACTTGAGCTTCTCGCACACGCTGTCTCCCTCCGCCTTTGATTTGCCGGAGGAGACGCGCGCCGCCCTGCGCGGCTGCGCCACCCAGGCCCAGGCACAGGGAGTGCTGGGCGGCGCTGACGCGTGCTAGTTAATCGCGATACATGGTGACATGGCTGTACCAATTCACGGGCACCGGCTGTCTAATGACCTTCGGGTGCAATACCTCGCCGGTCGCCTCGGCCTCCGCTTTGGCCTTTTCCCAGGCCTCATTATAGTCTGATGCTGCGGGAATAGGGTCGCCGTCCCGCTTCAACATTTCCAGAAAGCCTTTTAGCGCATCCATCGCCATGTCGAGTGCCTCGGTTTCGGTGTTTCCCTGGGTGACACAGCCCGGCAGGTCCGGGAAAGTTACGACATAGCCGCCCTCCTTTTCTTCGGATGGGTGAAAAATAGCCTGGTAGTACTGCATATTATCCTCCTGCTTGGACTGTGGTTTATCTCTCTGCTGTTTCACCCCGGAAATTTTCTCGATGCTCTTGATGTTCTTGATCCACAAATCCATAGGGTGCTGGACCGAGACTATTTCGGATTTCGTCGGGTGCTTAAAGTACCAGTGGTAGCCCAGTGTGCCAATGTGTTGCCATCCATCCTTTTTGACCTTGTCGATCATCTCTTGGCTTTTCATGATGACTCACTTGTTTTTATTGTTGCATTGGTTAATGTCGCGCCGTCGTTTGTAGTCAATATCATGATTCATGTATTCCCACAAATCTGCACGTGTTTGTTTCCGGAAACGATGCGTTTTGGGTGACTTAAAGCGACTCGCGGACCACGCAACGCAAAAAGCCCCGGAGCCGTTGCCGACTCCGGGGCTTTGCGTGGTGGGCTAGTTGGATGCGGCGGCCTGCATTTTCTCGCGTGGCCGCCAGCCTTCGCCGTCCATCTTGGTGGTGATGGTCTCGATGTCGGCAGCCTGGAGGGACAGGAGCAGGGCGAGGCCGCCCTGTTCATCCTGCAACCTTTCCGCTGTGGTGCGTAGGGCCTCAACGTGAGCGTACAGTCGTGCGAGCGGGTCAGACTCAACGAGCATGGGGGGTCTCCTCCCTACGGAGCGCGGCGCGCATACGCTCCACGTCGCCGGTCAGCCAGGCGAGCTGCTTGTGCAGGTTGTCGAGTGCCTCGGCCTTGGGGTTGCCGGATTGGACGGCGCGCTTCACTTCATCGGCGGCCGTGTCGCACTCGTGCGCCAGCTCATGCAGATCGTCGGCGGTCCGCTCCAAACCGGCGACCACGGCAAAGGCGTCCTGGTAGATGGTGCTGGCGCTCATGCCTGCCCCGCCCCGTTGGGGTCGGTTTCCAGACGCTTGCCGCGTGCGGGGACACAATCTATCCCGCCCAGAGATAATGAGCAATATAATCCGTCGGTTATCATACATGATTCGGGGGGATTGCCAAAGCTGATGCGGCCTGGCCGCAAAGGAAGAGGGGGAAGCATGATGGGTCTCCTGTGGGTTGTTCGTTCGGCCACGCCCCGTTCACGGGCATGGCCGGGTGCTGAACACCGCCACAGGAC